GATTTGAACTTACTCTGGAATGAGTAGGGGGATGCAGACTTTATATCCCAGACCTTCCCATCAATAACAAGATCGTACTCGCCATTGATCTCTAGACCATCAAGATTCATGTTAACCTTGCCGCTAGAGTCTTCTACGTTTACGCCTGCAGCCTTAAGGATGAACAGGGCCAATACCTCAATAGCATCGCCCAGCAACATACGCATAAGGAAATCGTATGGTTTATCTTCAGCGGCTTCAGGTTTGTTTTTCTGGTGCCAGAGTTGGCAGGTGGGTCTACCTAGATTGCTCATGCGTAGGTAGAACTGTTTTCTGTTCCCTTCACGGAACTGCTTCTTTAGTGCGTTCTTAAAGTGTTCGCCAGCTTCTTCAATCAGAGAATCAGAAACGGGGGAATGATCCCCCGCTGTGACATCCTTGAGGAAGTTGCGAACAAGCACTTCATACTCATTCGGCAACTTCATAATCAAAAGTCCAGATCAGCTACTTCAGTGTAGTCTGCATCGACAGAGTCTACAACTTCAGCATCAATGGCGTCACTAGACTTAGAGCGCAGTGCGTCATCGTATTTAGATTTGACCTGATCATTAGTTGATTTGATCAGAGTAAGGATGTTGCGCATAACTTCTACGTCCGCTGGAGAGATCTCTACAGGACGAGATAGGTCAGGGGCGAAGTGTGCAGTAAAGTAAATTACTGAACCGTTCTTGTGACGCTTAGTGGAGAGCGTAGACGTAACTTGCTGGAACTGCAGTCCCTTATTGTTACAAGGCTCAACAACTTCACGAGAGAAGTTCATAAAGCTTGTTCCTTTCATACGGAACAGGCAAGGGATGTCAGTCACTTCAGCGTCTTCACCTGCTGCAGTCTTTCCACTCATAGAAACAATGCCGTAGATGTAACGGAAACAAGTAATATCCTTGTACTGCGCTTTCTGGTCTGGGGTCATCTGCTGTAGCTCTTTACCTGTTGGTCGGCCACAACGCACTGTACCTTTCTCATCAATGGGCTCATCACCCATGCGGTGAACGATAGAGCGGTTCACTACAGCTTCCTCTTCCTGAGAGTAGTGGAGGTACTGCATGTAATCCCCTAGAGCACGGAAGGTTGCTTCCTTGGCGTAGATATCATAATCATCGCCCTGCAACGTAAATGAGCCCTTCTTCAGCTCATTGCCATTATCGTCTTCTTCCTGATAGTTGATCCGCAAGATAGGCAGTAGGTTGTTTTCCTGCTGCTGTTGCTGTTGCTGACCGCCCATCATAGCCATAAGCTGGTTAGCATTCATTTCGTTGTACGTAGTTACATTACTCATAAATCACCTTTCCGTTTAACCAATTTGATCCGCTTTTAATTTCAATGGCTAGCGGGAGAGCCATGTCGTAACTGTAGCGATGTTTTAGTTCGTCTGCAACCCCTTCCATCGCATTTACTAAAATATTTTTTACTTCATCTACCTCGCCAGGATAGATATCAACCACTACAGAATCGTGAACTGTTAACACAATCAAAGACTTAAGGTCAGGCCTACGCTTCATTGCCTTGTGCGCACGGATGCATGCTAAGGGTACGATATCAGCTGTAGCGAAACTCTGTACAGGATAGTTAACGATCTGGGTGGCGTACGTGACGCTACCATTCTGCATGCGCTGTACGTTATCCCATGCTAGCTGACGACCACTAGGCAGAGTCATGTAGCCCTCATTCAATACCTGTGAGCGTAGCTTATCGTGCCACTCCGCCAAACCCTCATAGATGTTAAAGTACTCTACAAAGTAATTACGTACGTGTAAGGGTTCGCCCCCTCCCTTACCACCATAGAGTGGGGCAAAGGTATAGGCCTTAGCACCTTGTCGCATATCCTTAGTCACTTCAGATATATCACACTGGTTTATAATAGCTGCAGTCTGCTTGTGTACGTCCTTGCCCTCAAGGATGTCGGCAATGATCTGAGGATCACGAGACAGTTCTCCTGCAACCCTGAACTCTAGGCCCGAGAAGTCTGCTTCCATGATCTCTCCGCCCTCAAAGCGAGACACTACAGCCTTACGCACAGGGAACGTACCGCCCCTTGGCTGGTTCTGGAAGTTAGGATCAGAAGATGATAGGCGACCTGTAGCTGTAATGCACTGGTTGAACGTAGTGTGCAGTAGCCCATCTTGGCGGGTGTTACGTTTAATACCACCACAGAAAGAATTCAGGTACGTACTGATAGCGTTCAGCCTACGTATACTCTCTAGAAAGAGTATGGCTGTTGTGTTGTTCTTGAGTCCTGCCTGCTTGATAAGGTAATCAATGGATGTTTTGTCTGTGACGAATCCGTTAGCTGATACCATGCTGACGCCACTGGGCTTGAGTTTAAGACCAGCAATACGATCAGTGTTAAGGTAAATGAGGCCAGTGCCACCGCAGCTTGGGCATTTAGTTCTGTTCTTGTAGGGCTTACCATCTTTGCGTACCTTCTGAAAAGATCCTTCACCGTTGCATCCCATGCAGCACTCTGCCTGCTTACGGTACAACACATCAGTGTTTGTCTTGACGTTTATAGCGAACTCTCTATCGTTCATGTACGGCCTACGTAGAGGCCTACCGCTGGCGTCTAGGCCGATGTTGAATGTCTTGCGCCACTCGTTCTTATCTAGCACCTTGCGGCTGTAGATAACTTCAGATAGCTGAGCAGGGCTATTCAAGTTCACTGGGATGTCCCCCATGACCTCAGATACTATATCCCTGATCTTTGCCTCTATCTCTTCTTTCTCTTTGGTGAACTCTACTTCTACCTTGTCCAGCTCTTCTAGATCTATGTTGATGCCATTGCGCTCCATATCCAGAAGCACCATCAGCATCTCATTCATCATGTTACGGGTGGACCTAAGACCTTTACCTTCATTAGTAGAATAGTCTTTGACTTGGGCTAGGAATAGATCAGCACAAGACACACAGTCTGCTATACCATATTCCTCTACTACTTCCAGAGGCATGGACTCAAAGCCTGTACCTGACTTGAATAGACCATCTACTAGCTCAGACTTCTTCAGTGTGATGTTACGCCTGATAGCAGTCTCTTTAAGGCTCAGGGGCCACTTACGGCCACGAGACAGGATGTACTCGCCTATCATGGTGCAGTAGTGCATGTGGCTATCTATGTGGAATCCTGACTCCCTCAACCAATGTAGGTCGTGCTTCAGGTTGTGACCTATCAACATCTGTGAAGTACTTAGGACTTCCTTGAGACGCATAGCAGATTTAGATGCATCCCCATCAAACTCATCATGCTTAAAGAATAAGTACTCAGGTTCTATATTACCTGTAGTCATATCAATATGCGCTAAACCTACAGACACTAAGTAGTTATCTGGGTTAAAGGGCGAGCCGTCCAGCTTACCCTTCTCTGTTTTCTGGACTGTGTTTTCAACGTCCACCACTGTTATTCTCATACTCTCAAGCGACATAGCGAGACACCTTTGGTTCAATCATACAAATAACAACACCATGCCATCCCGTTATTTTATTCTTACCTACAGTGATGTAGCGGGTATGGTCTGGCTCATCGTCAGCACCTAACTCAGTGCGACCTATGCCTAGTATAATATCAGCCTCTGCAAATTTACCAGTCTTACTACCTTCCATCTCTGTAGGATTGAGGCGTGTCTTGCCTTCAGCTTCAGCAGATGCCTGCGATACAGCAACAAAAGCAAGGTCGTAACGTTGAGCAATATCACGTGCTTTAGTGTAGATAGCTCGCAGTCTCTGGTCGTCACGTGCATATGTACCGGTGATCTGCATCTTATCTAGCTGGTCCACTACTACTATGTCTGGTCTGTTCTTATCACAGTACACCTCTAGCTCATCCATGGTCATGCCATGGGCATCCGCCATATGTACCTGATCCTTTATGCTACGCCATTCATCCCTAGCAAACACTGGATCTTCTCTGATCTCTTCTCGTGTGATACCTGTCCATGAGGATATAGCTCGCATCATGGTACGTCTGCTAGGCTCTTCATTCACAAACGTATGTACATCTGCGCCTTGCTCGGCCCAGCCGCCAGGCCCATAGGCAAAGGATATGTGTGCTGCAGTCTTACCTGTCTCAGGTCGTGCAAAGACGATACAGAGCTCTCCTGCGGCTATACCATCTACCTTGGCATTGAGTGCAGGGATGTTGAATCTCCAGCGGGGTAGCTCATCTATCTGCATAAACAGTTCGTCTAGGTCGGTAGTACAAGGCTCAACACTGGATTGCTTTACTGAAAAGTCTTCGTTGACTAGAGACAGATACTCACGTATCTCCGACAGAGAATCACTAGCGCCTTCAGATATGGACAGACCCATATTGGCAATGCGCATACCAACGTCTTGCTGGTACGCCTTGTGTAGTACTTCTTCTGCTATCTCGTGTGCTATATCCTCACGGTCCATCACATCCTTCATAAGGGAGCGTAGGTTCTCTCGCTTACTGCGTGTGGAGGTAGGGTTGTTAGCCTCGTACAGGGCCAGCACATCAGACACAGTTAAGTCCGTCTCGTAGCGAGTGTGTGCATCTGCAATGGTCTTGTAGATAGGCAGAAGATCTGAATCCTCAAACATAGAGTCCTTAACTCTGTGCTTGTTGTTCAGGTAGAAATCTCTGTTAAGAAGTAATTTGATTAATTCTGGTTTCATGGGTATCTCCTCTTAATGACGGGAGAACTATAACACCAGCATCAGAATAAAAAAAGCCCCCATGAAGGGGGCAAAGGTGTCATCGAGAGAGATGTAAGATGGCTTGTATTTTCGTGGGAGGGAAATACTTCAAGTCATCAGGTAGGAATCGTACCGCACTATTAGTGTAAGGGTCAAGCATCTTCTTAAGTTTTAAGGCTTTTTTACTGGCATCTTTGTCTAGAGCTATGATCACTTTCTTGTACGGCTTAAACTTAGGTATGACGCCTGCGGATAGGTTAGTGCCTAGTACAGCAATGCCTATGAATCCTGCACTGGCTACTGCCGCTGCAGAGGCACAGTCCTCCACTACTACTGCCGTATCACCATCGCCTGTAATGTAGAGTAGGTCATTACGCTTATCGTATCGTTTCCACTTAGGGATCATGTTCTTGTTTAGGGCTCTACCTACTGCGCCTAGGGGTTCCTTGCTATCCCTGTCTCGTATGACAAACACTGCACGATGTTCCTCTGGGTCGTACATGAGCTCTGCATTCTCTGCGTGTACAGATGAAGCATACTCTTGTACAAACGTATTAAAGGC